GCAATAACAAGCACAGCAGCAGGAACACTATTGTTTTCAAGGGATGTATAACAAGCATCGTAAATACGACGCATAAGGACAGTAGTATCATTGTCCATGTTAGAAACCACCCACTTCCGAACTTCTGAGAAATTCTTTTCTTTAAGGTTTTTAACGAGTTCATTTACGGCAACATCAGAGAAAGTAGCAAGAATGCCAGAGTCAATCTTCCCACTTACAGAATAACGCTGACACTCATTCAGCACTCGCCGCCAATCGGGGAAGTGCTTATTAATCAGTTCTACCAGGACCTTGTTATCATATTCAACACCTTCTGTATCCAAGATTTCTTGGATACGCTTGAAGAACTGTGCTGCGATACCCTGTCGCTCCTTTCCTTTGATGGAGAAGTCAATGACGGCACATCGACTGTGGAGGGGTTCAAGGATCTTGTTCTTGTAGTTACAGGTGAAGATGAAGCGGCAGTTGCCAGCAAACTCCTCAATAAACGCCCGTAGGAGGAGTTGTACATCGTTGGACGTGTTATCTGCCTCATCAATGATGATGACTTTGTGTTTAGAATCTGATGTAAGCGAGACGGTCGAAGCGAAGTTCTTCGCATTGTTTCTGACAGTATCGAGGAATCTACCCTCGTCGGATCCATTGATGACATATACATCTGCTCCAAGTTCATTGCACAGTGCTTTGGCAACCGTAGTTTTGCCGATACCAGGAGGACCTGCTAACAGCATATTGGGGATTTCGCCCTTATTTAGAAACTCCTTAAACATCTGCTTGGCAGAGTCGGGGAGAATACATTCATCAATAGTCTTTGGGCGGTATTTCTCAACCCAAATAAAATCACTCATTATCAAGAACCTCAATGTGAGACAAAAACTGCGCTGGAGTATTCCACCACATCATCTGAGTGTCTTCCCAGTTATCAAAAATTACAAAATCACCATGAGCATCCACCAACTTATATCGGTGACGAATGTATGGTTCATTGGACGTTTCAGTAAAATACCGAGAGTCCTTTTTATCAATCAGTTTCATAATTAAACCCAATCAGGTTTGCGTTGGGGCATACGAAGATAGTTGTCTTTCACCCAAGGTTTGGATGCAATATACATCTTGTATGCGTCAAAAGTAGAAATACTAGTATCAAACTTGTATTCCTCAGGCATTGCCCGTGCGAAAGGAGTTACTTCATCCAACTTACCCTTAGGGAAAAGATAGTATGCATGAGTCAATGTCCCCTCACAAGAGTGAGTCTTATTATAGCGCAAACTATACTCTTGGCACAAGTTCAATCCCCACTTGATAAGCCAATAGGCATTATCCACCGTTTCCGCCGCCCATTTGGTGCATGGGTGGTTGCGAAATGCCCCCTTCGCTGTCTTATAGGCAGTGCCGTCTTGCTTGGGAAGAACCCCATAATCATGATACCAGGGAGAAGCAATAATGCTAAGCATTTGGCAGCACTCAAGCGGCATCTTGACAATGTGCTTGTCAGGAAGACAGATGGCACTTTCAGCAGGGAATGGATTTGTGACAAAGATGTTCATCGAAAGAACTGCATGAGATATCCTAACCCCCATTGTAGGGTGTTGGGAGGGATATCGTCAACGTTTTCTTCTAAAAGTTTTTTTGCTGCGACTAAACGTTCAACACCACAAGCTTTCGCTGATGCTTCCGAAATTGAATTGAATTCACGGAGTGCTTCATCATCCCCCTGCTTATATCCACGAACATAATAATCTCTTGCTTGCCGCATGAGTTCTTCAGTTTCTGGAGCAAAGGTAATTGTTTCTTCCTTCAAAGGGATTTGCATTCTTTTCATACAAGACATGCTAAACTTCATTGCACGGCGAGTGTCATCGATGGATAAAGCATAATCTTCTCCATCTCGGAATGCATACTGAATAATACCATTAGTACATTCCATCACACGCAAAATGGCAATCTTGTCTAACTCTTCGTTTGGTAGATTATTATAAAGTTCTTTCCAATTTTTCATAACGAAAGTTGAATAATTTTAGAGGCATCAATTGCAGAGAAAAATGTTTCCAAACCAACGATATCCCAAGTCTTAATCTTAACAGCAAATGGAAGCATTGCTACGTTTCCAAATAGGCGGATCCAACATCCCCAATAAACAGAAACATAAAGAATAAAAAAGTATCCAATAATTAAACAGATACTTCCCAAGACACGTAGTTGATTTGCGTTCATTCAAGTGGTCTCACAAATTCGTTGGAAACAATGTCTCTAGCATCCATTGCTTCATACATGTATGTTACACCAGCACGAGGAACTGTGTGTTCTCCACATGTAAAAACGTCACAAACTGCCATACCAACCTCTGGCCAAGTGTGAATACTGATATGAGACTCAGCGAGCAGAACAACAGAAGTCACACCTTGTGGATCAAACTTGTGGGAGGAAAGATCCAATAAGGTACTCTTACAGAGTTCTGCTGCCTTCACAAGAACATTGCGAACATGCGCTTCATCATCCAAAAGTCCAAAAGGACAACCCTTAAGGGTAAAGAGAATGTGCCTCATCATCCAAAGGTGGAATCAGGTTCCAGAGCAATGTAATACTTGAGGTTGTAACGAGTGTTAGTGAATTGAGAAAGCAGTTTAGAAGAAACAACAACATCATATGCACCAGGAATAATCTTGATGTTTTCTACTTTGAAATTGAAAGTAAATTCCTGATCGGTTTCACCAACAACAATAGCATACTCATTAGAAGTATCATTCTTCTTATCACGAACCACCAGTTTGATGACACCTGCTTCACCAACTGCAGAGAGATCAGGTAGTTGATACACTGCTGCTGCTTTCACCAGTTTCTCCAGAGATGCACTGTCCAATTGGAAACAAACATCTTGAGAAGGAAGTTGAATGTCTTTCTCAGGGGGAGAAATAATAACATTAGGATCGGCAAAGAAATACTTCACACGACGCTTACCTTCTTTGATACTCAGATAAGATGCTTCATTGAAGTCAAGATCAGGATCCTGGTGAAGACTCAAACCATTTAGAAACTGATTAAGATCATAGATGGCAAAATCACGAGGAAACTCTTCTTTGATATCTGCCTCTGCCAGAATGTTCTTAGCGACAGAAATAGTACGAAGACGGTTACCCTCTTTCACGAGGATAGAGTTGTTGATACCTGCAAAGTTCTTAAGAATAGTCAGGGTATTATCAGAGAGTTTCATGTTATTCATTGATTGTAAGTTTCGCGTTGTGCATTCTTATCGTTGAAGTGCATCAGAAGTACAGCATAATGCAGAATCTTCATAATATCACGGCGGGCAGTGCCTTTCTTATCATAACGAGAGGCATACTTGAGAATATTAGAACGGCAGAATGCTTCTCCGTCACCACATGCTTCAATCAGGTCCAGCGTTTGAATTTTATCATCACCAGAAGAGTAATGTTGATTGTATGTTGCGGAAATATATTCTTCCAATTCTTTGATGATTCGTGATTCGCTGTACTTGTAACGTCGATCAGTTTTTTCAGTCATTTTGTTTTGAATTAAGAATTCGTAGTCACTGTGACCCCAAGGAGTCATTCCGTCATTAACGGAGTACGGATATTCATCCATTTTTAGTTCATCATAAAGTAAAGACCAGGAATTAACCATAGCAGAAAAGGAAATCATTTACAAGTGATTCTGCTTTTTCTTTTCCAAACTTGCTGGAAAGATATCCACTTACAGGATCCAGGCGTTTCATATATTTGTCGAAATCCCCGTAAGTAGAAGAAACAGCAAACCCACTAGGTTTCTTTGATTCTAGCATTTCTTTGTATGCTTGTAAATAGGCACGGAAGTCATCAAGATAATCATTGACCTGATCCATCGTGCATTTGCGAACAAATACATTCTCGGAGAAGTGATTACCAGGTTCAAAGAATCTGAATGAACCATCTGCCTTTGGGAGATCTGGATGAGAGAACAAATAGTTTTCCACTGGGTGTTGGAAGTCAAATACAATAATAACCTTCTTATCAAAGAAACCCATCAAATCCATCCCGAAGCAGGGTAGATTCTCACCCGTCTTTGGATAGATGATGTTGTTATATATGCAAGACTTTCCATCCCAAATCTCAACTTCCCTGGACTTGAGAACATATTTATTGTTATATATCTTGGCGGAGAGGGAGGTGCCGTTGTCCTCCCAGTCTGCCCAGTCACAAATGTTCTCGAAGTCAGGAAACGTTTCCCACAGTACCTTCTTGTACTGGTTCCACAGGGAGTTGGAAGTCGGCGTCAACTTTGTCATAGAGTTCAAGGAATGCTTGTTTGGTTTCATCATCAAATCGGTTTACACAGACTTGAATTGCTTTTGCTTTGTCTTGGAAGATAGAATAGGCACGAATGATATGTACCAGACGGCGAGTGGAAATGATTTCTTCAATACCACCATCATAGAAGGTCTTACGGATGATGTCAGCCCAGTCAGTCAGACGCTTGCAGAAATCAGAATCACTAACACCCAGAGAAGAAGAAATACCCTCAAGGATCTTCTGCTCAGTCTTAGGAGTCGGATACTCCTGCTCAAAGGTCACAGGGAAACGCTCAAGGAATGCCTCATTAAGCACATTGGTGCCGATGAAGCGTCCATCATCACTACCCTTACCTTTGGTGTTGGCAGTGGCAATAACATTGAAACCAGCAGCAGGTTTCACCCAACGACCAATCTTCTTGAGGAAGACACCCTTACCTTCTAGAATGGACTGAAGGCAGAGGATCTTATTGGAAGCCAGGTCAATCTCATCAAGGAGAAGAACTGCTCCACGTTCGAGTGCTTCGATGACGGGACCGTTATGCCATGCGGTGTTCCCATCAACAAGCCTAAAACCACCGATAAGGTCATCTTCATCAGTCTCAATAGTAATATTTACACGGATCAGTTCGCGTCCAAGTTGGGCACAAGCTTGCTCAACAGAGAACGTTTTACCGTTGCCAGAAAGACCCGTAATGAACGTAGGATAGAAAAGACG